ATAACGGCTGCAGGTTCAAACCTTCCTTGTAGCGTTCAAGACCTACCACGATTGTTCTGCTGTCTTCGTAGTAACCTTCCACGTACCAATCAGGTGGTAAGAAGAAGTGACACGCTTCATTAGCTTTAAGTATAAACTCAATTTGTGCAATAGGATTTTCTAATCCATAAGGGTAGTCATTAAAGTCGTGTATGACTGCACGACCTTCGTACATTTTAGTTGTTGGCATATTAATTGGTTGTTGGGTTATGTATTTCGGTGTGGAGTTTATCCAATATATTTGTCATTACCGCAGTGGTACGTTCTTTATTTGGTAACTGCAATTCAGATTTTTCTTCTACTACTTCTAATACACCATATATAAACCCGTGCAGTGTAGTAGCTTCTTGTGGTGTTAAATTAATTTGTAGCATCGTCAGATAATTTTGATAGTGAATAAAATAGCACCGTGTAAAGGTTGGGGTCATTTTCGTACCACGCAATTTGTTCCTCACGCATATCGTGCAGCAAATAGCTACCAAAAATGCTTGTGATGAAACAGCCACCAAAATTATTGGTAGGTTCGTCACTTGAATAATATACCTCAAAATCGTCAGGTTCACAACCATCAACTACATTTTCGTACGTCATAATAAAATCAAACGCGTGTAACATAATTTCTTTTACTTGTGGTACGCAGTCAGCAAAATTGATTGCTGCATCTTTTTTAATTAACTCTACTTTCATTTTAATTGTTTTTTAATTGTTTTTGAATGTGATTGGAAAAGTTTTTAAGGTCTTCGTTAGTGGTGTCCCAATTGAAGATAAATTCAGTTAGGATTTGGGATAGACGGCACACTTCCTGTACTGATGGTTTAACACCTAATAATGTGTACAGTTCAATTGCACGTTCCATTTGTGATTGACGGACGATAAGTTCGTCCTTGTCTTTTGGACATTTGATAGCCATTTTTAAAGTTTTTAATTGTTAATACTAACACTAATATACACACTATATTTGACAATAAAAAATGTTGAGGTAAGTATTTATCCACACCTATTGGATAAACTATTTTAGGCAGCGTTTGGTTTTTTGGTAAAGATAATGTATATTTATATAAAGTGGCGTCTAACATTATACCACTTAAAGATTTTGGAACCCCTCTTATTGAAACGAAGTTAGACGCGTGGATATATTTGGGGTTTTACTTTTTAAATAACAAACGATGGATAAGAAAAGTTTTGTGTTCTACATTAGTTGGAACGAAGCTATCAAACAAATGAACGAACAGCAGGTGCGTAACTTCATCAATAATTTATGTAATTACGCTGAAGGTAAAGATGTGGTGTTGAATGACCTAACAGAAAAAATAATGTGGTCGCAGACACAACCACTACTGGACTATAACGAAGGTAAAAGACAGAAACGAATTGAAAATGGTAGAAAGGGTGGCTTAAGTAAAGTAAGCAACACTAAGCAAAACGAAGTGGACTTAACACCACTAAGCGAAGAAGGTAGAAGGATGATGGATGATGGTAGAAGGTTGAAGGAAGAAGGTAGAGGGATGAATGTAGAAGGAAGTATATTGAGGCAGGAGTTTGATATATTACATAATAAAAAACTAACAACAGGTTGGAGTAGTTTATCAGTACCTGAAGCAGCAAGGTACCACAACTTAGTTGAAGAACTTAATATTAAATAATATGGAAACACAAGAACAATTAGACAAGTGGATTTACGCCTGTCTAAATCATTATAATTTAAAATCAAATATCAAAATGAAGACAACAGAAGAAAGGTTCCAGCAGTTGGAATTAGCACACGCAAGATTGTACAATCAGTACCAAAATCTAATTGAGGATTTTGATAATCTTAAAGAACAATTGGATGAAAGGTTTAGTGACTTAAAATCTTTTATTGTAGCATCCTCAACAGAAGAAGTAGTTGAACTACCTGAAACATTAATCCACAATAAAGATTATACTGGTGTAATATCAGCAGTATTAAAATCTACTCCAACCAAATGGAATAATAATGATTGGACTAATTGGGAAGTAAAGTTAGAAGGTAAGGATGATTATGCGTACATCGCTTTCATTCCATCAGAACATATTTTAGCTGCAGGTGATAAGGTTAGGTTCCAGTACGTACATCCATTCCAACTAAAGAAATTAAAACAACTGTAAGATGATTAAGAGTGAAGCTAAGTTAATTCAAATATTGAGGAAGAAAGACCCTGGTATTTTTAAGTTGGGTAAGTACGATGTGGTGGACTGCTTCAGTCCAAAATACTACCAGTACTTAGAACTAAAATGTAGGAAGGGTAGTTATGACGATTGGGGAATTGAAAAAGATAAGTACGATAAAATTATACTATACCCAAACATACGTTATGTAGTGTGGGGTGATAATGGTTTATGGTCGTGGGACTTAATGGAAACACCAGTACCAAAATGGAAATGGACTTATGGTCCTACACAAACAGAATTTGATGATGAACAAGTATGGGAATGGAAGTGGGTAGCTTATATCCATATCAAGTACGCAAATGATTTAACTGAACTATTGACAAAATAGCTGCACCATATTATATTTATATTAGAAGATTTGATTTTTCCTCTAAATTGACCCCTGCATCTTTACTCCCATTTAGTGTAGGGGTCATTCTTTTAGTAGAAACGCTGATATTTATATATGAAGATATGTTCCAAATGTAAAATAGAAAAGGGTGCAGAACATTACTACACCTACTATCACTCAACATTAAAGAAACATTACACAAGGGGTGTATGTCAAGAATGTATGAAGGAACAATCCAAACAGGTTAAGTTAAGAATAAAGGAACGTAAAGCACGTTTAAAGCAGGAAAGAATAGAAATGATAGAACTACTCGCAGAACAGAATAAAGTGTCTACAATCGTCCCTAATGAAGTTGTGGAGGATTATAGCACTAACCCTAACTACAAGAGTTGTACTGCTTGTCAAAATTACAAACCACTTACTGCTTTCTATCAAAATAAAAATACATTATATTATCATTCAAGATGTAAGGATTGTCACCGCGATTATTCTAATGGTAAGTTGGTGGACTACTACCAGGAAAAGTATAGAACAAAAGGCGGCAGCGAACGTATTTTACCGAAGGCAGGAACTTTTGTTGATATATACCAGGAAGAACAAGTCACGTGGTTGTTGCAGCTAATTGGATGGCGTAAAGAAAATGACGTGTGGGTCAAGGAAGGAATAAAGAAAGTAGTGGATGGTAAAATCGTGTGGGATAAAATACCAACAAAAGAAAAGAAGAAGAAGGAAAGACCTAAGCACCCACGATTATACGATGTAGATAGAATAGTTCAACTAAGGAATAGTGGACTACTACTCAGGGAAATTGCTGTCATAATGAAAATTACAAGACAAACAATAAAGAAGATATTAATGAAGCACGATGAAAAATAAGTTAGGGTATATTGATGTACCAAAAGATTATTTTAGTTTAGAAAAGGATGATAAAGATATTGTCTGCAACTCAATATTGGAAGCGATGTTATATGTGTTGGAAAGAAATATAAGTAAGAAGATAGACCAAAAGAAGTTACTGTTAGATATAATTGATAGTAGCATCACCATAAACGAAATAGACGAAAATTATGAAACGGCTGGTGTTCTATTGGATATAAGAAAAATGATTAATGATTAAAGAAATTGAGGACTACATAACTAAGAACTATTATGTGTTATACAATATAGCACAAAAGATGACGAAGCAAGACCCACTAACACAAGACCTATTACACGAGTGTATATTGCAGCTATACGATAAGGAAGTAATAACCTTGAAGAACTATTCTGACGACAGCATCAAGTATTATATTGTAGCAGTAATGCGTATTAATTATTTTAGTAAGACAAGTCCGTTCCACTATCGTATAAGAAGGGAACGAATGATTATGAATGTGGATGTTGCAACCTGCTGGGATTTATCATACGAACAAGAAGAATTTGAAACAGAAATAATATATCAACTATTGGAAACATCCTACGCAGAATTAGATTGGTTTAAGAAAAGCCTGTTAGATATGTACCTCAGCTTAAATAGAAGTATGAATGCAGTAAGTCGTAAAACAAATATTCCCAAAACGAGTATTAGTCGTTATATTAATGAAATAAGAAAGACAGTCAAGACAGACATAATAAAAAAATTAAACACATAACTTATGGGATGCGGTTGCAAGGACAAAAAACCACCAGTAGTAATAAACCCTCAGCCAACACCTGAGGAAATTAAAATAGAAACAAATGGCGAAAGCGAAACAAGTACAGGAACCGATAGTGAATAGTATATCTAATGAAGATGTATTGTTTGCACACGAGGTATTAAAAGCAACTGGTGCTACACAAGAATATAAAGATAAAGCAAACAGTATATACAAACAGATATTTAATGAGGATGTAGTATATAGTTGCTGCAAAAATAAAGCGTATATAAAGTTAGACCATTATGTACGCAACACATTAAAATTATTATAATGGAAGAAAAGAAAAAGACAGGCGGTAGAAAATCTAACGTGGTTGAGTATAGTGAAAAGCTAACTGAAGCATTAGAACTAATCCTGTATAAACGTTTAACATCAGGTGAGTTTAGATTAACTTTCAGTAAGATGTATGGCGTGAGTGAAAGAACTGCTGACGCTACGTGGAAAAGATGTAAGGAAATAATTGCAGAAAGGTTCAAGGAAGAACAGAATGTATTAATAGAACAACAGGTTGAAAGATATTTTGACTTACTTAATCGTGCAAGGGAAGACAAGAACAAACGCGTGGAAAGGGAAACATTAGATAGCATCACCAAACTATACGGGTTAGAAGGACCGAAGAAGGTAGATGTTACCACGAATGGTGAACCAATTAAAATAAACTTAAACTTTGAATAATTTTTTATTCAAGACACACTAAAAACTTCAATTTTGAAATTATGGGTATGGAAAGAACGCTTAAAAGAAAGCAACAACAAGAGGTAAAGAAGATGTACGACAGGGAAATGAGGAAGATGGCTGCGATGACTGACGAACAAAAGGTGACGCACTTAGCACACCTGTCAAGAAATATGAAGACAGTAGACCCAAATAATCTATCACCAATATTGTCTGGCAAAAATGGTGACGTATAAATCTTGCCAGACAATATTCAAACCAGTATGGAAATAAACTTAAACTTAACTAAGAAGCAATCTGAAACATTTAAAATACTACTTGATAAAACACATCGCGAAGTTCTATATGGCGGTGCTAAGGGTTCAGGTAAATCCTATTTGGGTTCTGTATGGGTTCTATATATGTGCCTTACTTATCCTAATATACGTGCGTTAATGGGTCGTACTGTTTTAACGCAGCTACGAGTAACAACTATAAAGACACTCCTTGACCTGTTTAAGACGTGTGGCATCGGTCCCGAACACTACACATACAATCAACAGTCAAACGAATTAAAGTTCTTTAATGGGTCTGAAATTGTGTTTAGGGACCTGCAGTACAATCCATCAGACCCTAACTACGATAGCTTAGGTGGATTAGAAATAACGATAGCGTTTATAGATGAAGTAGCACAGGTAAGTAGACAGGCTTATGATGTGGTGCGTTCACTACTGCGTTACAAGATTAATGAGTATAAGTTAAAGCCTACACTCTTTATGTCGTGTAACCCATCGCAGTCGTGGTTGAAGCAGGAGTTTTATTTACCACACGTGCAGGGAACATTAGACCCCACTAAGATATTCATACAGGCGTTACCCACAGATAATAAATTTTTACCCCCTGAATATTTGGATATACTACGTAACCTACCACCAAAACAAATGAAGCGTTTATACTTAGGTGATTGGAACTACGAACAGGAAGAAGATAGCTTATTTGATTTTGACAACATCAGTTCAAGTATATTCAGGACAGCACCTAATCCTAACGATAAGAAGTTTATGAGTGTGGACGTGGCACGATTTGGTAGTGATAGGTCAGTAGCTGTAATATGGGTGGGTAATGTTATAACGGAAGTATTAGTATATAGTAAATTATCTACGACAGAATTGAGTGAGGAAATAAAAGGACTAATACAAAAGTATGGCGTACACCCGTCTAATATAGTTGTGGATAGTGATGGTGTTGGTGGTGGAGTAGCAGACCAAATACGTGGTAAGAATTTTGTGAACAACAGTAGTCCACTACACAAACAGAACTACACCAACTTAAAGTCGCAGTGCTACATCAAGCTAAGTGAAATGTTTAAGGAAGGTTTAATATCAATTAATGTATTAGACCCCAACATAATTGACACACTAACACAAGAATTATTATCAGTAAGATTAAAAGACACAGATAAAGATAATAAGGTAGGCGTACATTCAAAAGACGAAATGAAAAAGATATTGGGAACATCACCCGATATATCTGATGCAGTAATGATGAAGATGTTATTTGAAGTACAGAACCATAAGAACACAGGAAGGTATAGTATATCCTTCATTCAATAAATATATATATATGATTAAATTTAAGATGAACGAGGTAGAGTATAAACTACCTGAATATCTAACGATAGAACAATACGTTAAGATATACAAGATGCAGGACTTATTTGAAGACCAATACTTCGCAGCTAAACTAATCAGCTTATTAACTAACGCACCAGTAAATGAATTATTGGAACACGACTATCAGGAAATAAACTTTCTTGCAAGTGAGTTGCTAACACTAATACCAATAGCTGCACCGTTTGAAGATAGGTTTGAATTGGATGGTGTGCATTATGGTTTCTTTCCTAATTGGAAGGACTTAACGTTCGCTGAGTTTATTGACTTAGACACATTAAGTTCTAAGAAACCTGATGAACTATTAGACCAACTACATTACTTGATAGCGATTATGTATAGACCAATCACAAACGAAAGGGGACTACACGATTTTGATATTGAAAAGTATGATGTGAACACGATGAAGACACGTGCAGAATTATTTAAAAAGAAATTAAATGTGAGGTACGTGCTGTCAGCACAATCTTTTTTTACGCAATTAGAAAAGAAATTTTCAGTTTATTCCCAGCTATCTTCAATCAAGAAACTGTCGTGGAAGCAAAAGATAAAAATAGTATGGACTATGAGGAAATGGATAATCCAAACTCTTTTGAAAAAACGTACGGTTGGTACATCGTCGTCAACAGATTATCTGGAAACGATTTTACAAAACACAAAATAGTGTACGATAGTAATGTGATGGAAGCGTTAAACCAACTATCCTATATTATCAACTACGAAGAAGAACAGGAAAGAATTAGAAGATTGACCCGTAATTCATAATACGTTTTACATTTTTTTATATTTATTGTTATATGGTGAACTACAAACAAATGATTGAGGACTTAGGAGGTATTGCTTACCACCACGAACAGATTAATTCGTTCGGGTATGGTGACATTACACAAATCACGATGGATGTGGAAACAGAACAAGAACCTGTATATACAAAAATGTATGTAGTACCAGGTGCAGTTACACTTAGACAGAACAGATTGAACGTTAATTTTAATATTATCATTATGGATATTATTAATGCTGACTATTCCAATCAAAAAGAAGTAATGTCTGACACCTTAGAAATACTTAAAGACGTGTGGACCATCTTATATCAATCATACACGAGTGCGTATGGTGGTTTTAGTATAGATTATGAACCACTTAAAGGTCCATCTTGCACACCATTCTTAGAAAAATACGAAACAATATTAGGTGGATGGACATTAGCTATCACATTAGAACAACCGTTTGACTACAACTATTGTGTAATACCTGATGTGGACCCTTTATTTCCAAACAACTCACAAGAATATTCTTCATACGTACAGATAGTTGATGACTATAAAGAGTATGCAGAACAACATTTACAGATTAATTCTTTTGGATTTGGTGAGTTTGAACAGCTAACGATGGATATAGAAACAAAAGAAGAACCAAAATATCCAAAATTATATATGGTTCCTGCGGATGCACAATTAGATAGCAACCAAATGAACATTACATTCCAATTTATTATGATGGACCAACTAAATGTTGACCTGTCTAATCAGCGTGATGTGATGAATGATATGTTGGAAATATGTAAGGACTTATTCGCACGTTCATACCT